TGGAGCATCTACTTCTCGGATATGCTGGTGGTCCTGGACAGATCGCTAATGCGATGTTTGGCGGTCTACTATTCCCAGCCATGTCTGAAGAAAAAGATTACGGTAAATTTGATCCGAATAAGATGCCTATTGCCAATCGCTTCTACCGATCCACGACCCACGGCTCGCGAGTTAAGAACTTATACTACCAAGTTCGGGAAGCAAACAAGATCGCAGATCGAGCAATTAAAGCAGCTAAGATTGCCGGTCCGAAAGAATTTAGCAGTGTGCAGAAAAACATGAAGCAACTTCTAGCATTATCAAGCAGTATAAAATATGCCGATGCCTTTAAGAAAAAGATCGCAACTCAAAAGTCGAAGGTCGAAGTCTCAAAAAGCTTAACTCAGGATCAAAAACTGCAACGCATTGCACAACTCGAACAGCGTGAACATGATGCATATGTTAAGGTCATCAAAAAAGCACAGTCGCTTGGAATTTCATGAAACAAACAAATTTACGGCTTACAAAAAAACAGGAAGAAAAACTTGTTAAATACGCACTCGAAAGAGTACGACAGTTAAAAGAGGATAATAGGGAACGGATAGAGAACGATAAGATTTCGTGGAAGATGTATCACAACGATCGTACAGATCGGGTAGGGTACGACGGAATATTTAGCCACTCTAATTTATCGGTTCCTATGACCAGCCTCGTGGTCGATCACTTCATGGCACGAGCAGAGGATGAGATCACCGGTACTTCTCCATACTTTAAATTCGAGGCTCAGGGAGCAGGCGATATCGATATGGCCGAGACCTACGATAAATACTTTAATTGGAAAATTGAGGATCAGGCAAATACCAGAGAACGACTCGAAGAATCATACCTCCACTTATTTATCCAACGGGCTTTAGTCCTCAAAGCAGTATACGAAGAAGATATTTCTACATGGTACGATTACGAAAGAAATGGACTCTTTAATTTACAGACTCAGGAATTTGAACAGATCCCAGGCCAAGGACCAATAATTGAAGGCGAAGACCAGTTCATTCCAGAAATGAACCCAATGACCGGAGACTCAGAACTTCGACTTGCATCCGATCCCAGTTTCATAATGACTCCGGGTGTACACGAATTCCAACCGCTTCCGGAAGGAGTCCCTACTCAAATGGTAAAGTACAAAGGTCCAAGGTCGGAGGTCGTCGACTCAGATCGTTTCTTATGTCCAACCAATGCCGAATCGGTTGAGGATGCTGACTTCATTGTTGAAATGTACGACAAAGATTTGAATTGGGCTAAGGAAATGTTCCTTGAGCGTGAATGGCTTAGCTTTGGTGACTTTTATAACATGTTAAATAAGGATGCGAATCCAAGAAGTCCTATTGAAAAGAATGAAGAAAGAACGGAGAATTTAGATTTCGATTCAGACGAAAATCCAAGCATGCAAGTCCTCGAATGTTGGATTAAGCGTGATGTACTGGGAACTGGAAACCCACAGGAATTTTGCATATTCATCGATCCCGAGACAGAAAAACCGATCTTTTATGAATTCGTTGCAAAGCTAACTCCCGATAATCGCGTACCGTATACCGTAGTATCGATTGGGAAAGACCGTAATAAATGGTGCGGACTTAGTTTGCCCGAGCGGATTAGAAGTTTCCAAGAATATGTAGATCGCCAGTTTAATTCCCAAAGCTATCGGAATGAACTCGCTGCGAATCCGATCATTGGTGTCAACCCGCAGGCCGTAGAAGATGAGCCGGAGGATGTAGAATTGCACGCTGGAAAGATATTTGAATTGAAGGATCAATACAGCATTGATGATTTTATAAACTTTGCAGCAGTCCCTAATGTCGATGTCCGTACCCAGGATCTAATTGATTTTGTATTTGGAATTGTCCAGCTTTGGTTAGGCGTTTCTAATATGGCACAGGGTGATTACCAAGCCTTGGCTCCGGCCAATACCGCAACTGGAGTGGAAGCAACATTGCGCGAAGCATCCAAGATTGGTCGTCGATGGATGCGTAGAATTGTCCGTGGTTTTGAGGATCATTTGACCAAGCTTGTCCAAGTATCAATGGCCACGATTGATGAAGAAGAAGTCTTTGAATACATGGAAGGGGATGTCCGTGCATTTGGAGTCATGTCTCCTGATGCGATTAAGGATATTGGAATTAATGTTCGAGTCATACTGTCTCAGGACCAGGGTCAAAGGGCGATAGAGAAAGCGAATTTAGCGTTGCAGACACAGGACAGATATTTCCAATCTCCTCCAGAGATGCGTCCATTCATCCGTCCTATGCTCAAGCGTATTCTTGATGCCATGGGATTTGAAAAGACTGATGAATTACTACCACCTGAAGCTCCGGCCGATCCAAAGAGTGAAGCTGAGATTGCTAAGATGTTGGGTGACAACGCCGCATCGCAGGGAGAAAGTCCTGAGCCAACCGATGGCGTTCAGGCAGCCGCTGCTGGTATGGGTAATAGTAACCCACAAGGCATGAACCAATACCAAGGATGACCCGAAAATACCGAAATGGTAAAGCTTCAGGCGAGCCAAAGAGAGATTTAAAATACTCTCCCGAATATCTTGCATATCGCCAGAGTCGTGGAGGCGAGTCTATCAAGGTATCCCAATGCGACCTAGATCTAGACGGAACACCCGATTCCATTGTTAGTGCATGGAGACACCCCGCTGTGGGTAAAGTCGAGCATTGCGGAGATCCTTATTTATTCTGGCCGGTTACTGGAATCAGCACACTTTTAAATCCGCACAGCCCCCCGACGAGCGTTCAAACTCTCGCATCACCTCAAGGCGATCAATCCCCTACAGGTATATCGTTGCAGATCGATATGGATGAGGACGGAGTTTATGCGGGTCCGAACAACTTACCGCCTTATGATTTTGACGATAATGATGACACTGTTGGCGCTATAACACTTTTAAACTCTGCCGATCAAGGCCCCACAGGAATTTCCTTGCAGATCGATATGGATGAGGACGGAGTTTATGCCCCTGATGATTTTGACGATAATGATGGCTCGGTAGGTATTCTTGTACCGGGGAATGCCTTAACTATAGTACCTAAAACCGGTAATATAGACCTGACGACAAATGTTTCTGTGGCGGACTGGAACGGCGCTGTTTACGCAGGTAATGAAGGTACTGTAAATCTAGGCGGTATTTATGAAGTCGATGGTACAAGTAGTGGATACAAACAATACAAGCGTACACACAAATTCGACGTAACCAATCACACATTTGTAGTTGATACCGACAACCCAACCAATAGGTCGAAGATATTCATAATCAATAATTACTACACGAGTTGGACGAATACTTATTACTTAAACCACGGGTTTGATCCAGATACAGATTTTACATTTGGCGGTATTCTAGATGCGAGCTTAATTCATCCAACTGGTGGAGGTTATAATGATCTCCAACCCAGCTTTCAATTTTTTAAACGGGGGTCGGCACCTGGCGGGATGGATCTAGGTTTGATGGAAGGCCAAGCTTTCGCCCATTTTTACGGAGCCGGTTCTACCAAATTAGCATGGTACCATATAACTAGTGTGTACGGTGACGAAAAACTTAATGTGTAGTGCGGTCTGAAACGTTCTTCAATCTATAATACATTCGCTTAACCTTTTTTACTAACTCTAATAAATATATACTGTGGCTAATATAAAAATAAATTGGACCAACCCTGTTGACGTAAATGATGTCGACGGGATCCGCGTTTTAAGAACTACTGTTGCCACGGCTTCCGACCCGGCCCCAGCCTGTACCGCTTACACAGCCTTAGCTGCGCGACCTGGAGATGCACTTCCTTCCGGAGTAACGCTAGCTCACGACACAGCATCAACACCCGCTGCATCCTCCGCCGGGTCTCATGTTGACCAGGGGCTTACAGCTGGGCACTACCACTTTGCAGTTTTCTCTTATAACGGTGCGGGTTACAGCCCATGCACAGCAACCACAGCGGTAACTACGGTAGTGTGACCTTAATCTCAACTTAATTATAACTATGACTGTAAGTAACCGAAAAATTAAATCTAAATATAAAGGACATGTCACTGTCCGTGCAAAGCACGGGGAAGAGTTCGGAGGAGCCATCGCAGACGGCTCAATAACCGCTAGTAAAATAGCTCCCGGTGCCATTATAAATACCACGGTAGCAAACAATTCAATAGATTCCAATAATTATGTTGATGGCAGTATTGACGGTGTTCATATTGCGGATGATTCAATAGACTCCAATCATTATGTTGATGGCAGTATTGACGGTGTTCATATTGCGGATGATTCAATAGACTCCAATCATTATATTGATGGCAGTATTGACGGTGTTCATATTGCGGATAATTCTATTGGAACTAATCATTTAGGTGTCGATGTTATTGTTGCTGAAGACATAGCGAATAACGCAATCACGGTTGCAGAACTAGCAGACAACGCAGTAACAGCTGCTAAAATTAGTGCGACTGATACTGATTTCTGTGTGGATACTAACGGAAGGGTTGGTATAGGCGTTTCGCCTCCTTTATCTCCCCTTCATGTAATTGGAGATGCTCGTGTTGCTGGTCAGGTAATTGTTGGGCCAGATTTAAGAGGTCTAATTGTAGAGAAGTCGGTTGGATTGACAGGTAATGCATTAGCTGCTGGAGATACGGTTGATATTGCTGTTGCAGGATCTTCAAGCTTTCAAGGTTTTTTAACAGTTTCAAGTGTACACCCGCAAAACGCTACAGTAAGAACTCAAACTACTTTCTCAGTTTTCGGACGAAGTAATCCATCACCTGCTGCTCCAAGCTTTACGGCCACAATAATTACTTCTGTTGATGGTACACAGCCAATGGCTTTTGCTTTAACTTCTACAACAAACGGAATAATAACATTCACAAACAATCACACCAATCTCGCAGCTGCTGTTACTATGGTGTACTTTGGATCAACTGGATATTAAGTAGCGCTGGTACAAATTTAAATATGACCGACCTAGTAGTCTTCGACCAACTCGCGGACATTAAAAAAATCACAACTGATGAAGCTTTTATCCATCTGGAAAAACGTTTTCAAAAGGAACGCGCGCGATACCTTGCCAAGATGCTTGATCGGGACACCGATAAAGAAGAAACCCTTGCCATCAAAGCTATCGTTAACGCTCTTGAGACATTATCGCCGATGGCTCTTGCGGAAAAAGTTCTTAAGATCGAAGTAAAGAATCGCAAGGTTTCCCACCCCGAGATGTTTAAAATTCGAAAAGGCGCAACCGGTTGATGGTGTACAATGCTTTGCCGATAATATAGCCATGGCAAAAGATATAGATTTAACATGGGATATTACTGCAATGGCGGGTAAGACTGATATCGATTCACTAGAGATATTTGTAAAATCTGGCGATCATGTAGGTCAGTCAAACAGCGACTTCAGAACGGGAGCTACTTCTATTGCAACTCCCGCACAAGGAGACTCCACATTTACACACACAGCAGTGGCCGACGGAACATGGACATACGGAGTGTTCTCAAAAAACCAAGGCGGTTACGGCCCCGGAGATTTAATTGATACAGCTCTAGTTGTTGTATAATAATTGTCATGCCCCTAACTTCCAGATGGGGTACTGAGTCTAGAACCCGAGACCCTTTACATCTGACATCCGCCCCAAGGCCGGTGGTCTTAGATGCTAATCGAGTAACCGATAGCCATCGCGATTTCATATGTGATGATGTCACTAAAGCGGGTGTATTCAATTTAGATTGCGGAACGCCTCCGCCTCCTCCGGCTCCTCCGCCTAATCCTCCAACATCCGGCCCAGGTTCTTTGGGAGCAAGCGTCAGGGCTCCAGCTCAAGGCCCAAGCACTTTAGTCTCAACCGTAAAGGTTCCATCTACCGGCCCGGGAAATTTAACCCTAGCCGTTGATCCACCTGACTTTGGCCCAAGCTCCTTAGGTGCAACCGTTGTTATTCCGAGTACAGGCCCAAGTTCATTGGGTGCAAGCGTTGCCCCTCCGGTCGCAGGTCCTGGGTCGTTGGATGCAGCTATAGCTGTTATAGCTGCTGAATTTAACATCTCTCCCTATCTCGGGAATTCGTACGATACCGAGGATGAAATCTTTGCATTACAAAATACCGCTCCTGATGGTTTGGTAGCTTATAATGAAAGCACTCACACTCTTTATATCTGGGTCGCAACCCAAAGTCTTTGGCATAAATTCGTATGGGAATTTAACATCGCACCATTGGAAGCGAGCCAAGATAATTTCGTAAGATCCGCACCGGTCGGGAATGACAATATTAAATTCGCAGAAGATGTTGATCATATATTTATAAACGACGGAACCGACTGGCATCAATTTAAGGAAGAATAAGAACGATGGGCGATATATCCGTACATAACAGCGCTGGTGCAAATGATAACCCGAACACGATAACCAGTGTAAATGCAAATGTTGGCCGAGTAATTGATTTATTTATGACTCGGGAAGAGGCTGCGATTATCCAAAATCAGGTAGATACAAATACTCAGGAAGTTACAGAAGTGGTCGAGAACGCTCCTGTATCTCTGAACACATTTAAGGAACTCTCTGATAATCTGCAAGTTAGCGATTTTCTCGCGGCATTAGAGGACGAGTAAAGTTTTACACCGCAACCGATTGAAGAACTCAATCTTTTATAGGATTATCAGACCTGTACTTCACCCGCTCTAACACACTTTTTTATGGCTAATATTCTATCTCAAATCGGTGGCGCAG